TGAAGCAAGCTCCCCGACTGCCATATAGTAGCGTTTAGCAAAGGCAATGCAGCGCCCATAGCGGTCAAACTCAGGGTAAGCACCCACTGGGTTTTCTATGCGTATGCGCGGCAGCCCCGCTTCATCGTCGAGTTCAATTATGAACGGGACGAAACCAAAGGTGATGTACATATCGGCACCCGTGTACATCTGTACTTGTAAGTCAGAATGAGAAAAATAATTATTAGCAATACGAGTGCGTGCATCAGCAAATTTACGAGAACGGTCACTCGACTGATTTGCGGCAGAGCAGTTAACCGCAGGGAGCGGCGCCATAACCTCAGATAGGTCTCGCGCCACAATATCAATAAAATTTGCAACGACATTGGCATCTACGCCTTCTGGAAAGAAGTCAGGATAAACGGTAGCAATCTGACCTTTACGGACAGCAAGGACGTCTTGCTGGCGGGAATCCCGCTCTGCAGCACGTTGACGCAGATTCTCTACTCGCGCTGAGATTTGTTCGATAGATAACATCTATTTCCTATCCGTAGATTTGTTGCCACTGTTCGGCAACCATCTCGTCAATGTTTACCGTATAACGCTTTGCAGCCTGTGCTCTGGTAGCCCAACGATTGTGGGCATATCTTTGCACGGTAGAGTTTTGTTGCATAAATTCTCGACAGCGAATTACTCCAAACCAGAGTGCCATTACGCAGTCAGTCTTACCCCTGGTATCTGGGCGCCAGGTAATAAGTTGTTGTACTAGAGCCTTAAGCCCCTCAGAGCCTTCAGTGCTTGGAAACTCGATAAGGTTATTCTTTTGGTGCTTTCCATTAGCGGTGCTTCCAAAGAGGGTGGACATTCCTGCAACACCGAATGTGGTATCCCATTTGTTCTTCCCAGTAAAGTGAGCATTGAGGCGACAGCCATATATTGATAGCCATTGTTGTAAATCCGAATCAAGGGCGTACGCTTTCTGGTGGGCGTTGATTTCAACCCGCAACTCTTGTGGTTTGTACTTCTGAACAAACTCTTCAATGGCTGCCCTAATCTTTTGGGGCGTAGGTTCTGCCATATCAAGACAGTCAAGAATATAAATTTTTCCATCGTGGCGGTTGTAGGTCATCGCAACAAATGCAGCTCGACCCGCACCCATAGCTGGGTCAAACCCTACAACGGTATAACCCTCGACTTGATTGGGATGTCCCGCAGCGCCAGGGCGAAGCGGTCCACGCTTTCGCATTCCATTGATTGAGCCTTGCACTAAGTCGGGCGGGAAGATGGAGTCTTCCATCACGTCTTCCTGTTGGTAGACCAGCGCCCAGGTATACGGCGTTACTTCTCCACGACGGGTGTATAGGGTTGGTCCGTCCCACTTTGGGTACAACCCATCCTCATCAGGTTCGATATCGTCGCCATCCCAGGGCTGGTCAGACTTAGCCCAAAGCGTTTCCCAATCTTTTGGATTGCTGCCATACCTAAGTACAGCGGGCATACCAAGATAAGTAAAAGGACTCTTACCAGCCGACCAATACTTAGGGTCACGTAGCTCTTTATAAAAATCAGTTGGTGCAATTCTTGTCCCTACCACTAGCAGCTTGCCATTCTTGCCCAGACGGGTAATAACTTCCTTCTGGAGCCAGTTGATTTGCTTCTCGTATTCGTGGGCGTTTGCCGTGGTGATGCAGTCGTCCAGAATAATCAAATCGGCGCGGGCACCATAAATCTGCCCACCCATACCAAGAGCTTGGATGGTGGGGTCCTTCTCAGAGGAATTCCTCGCATCACTCCCAAGATAGACAGTATCGACCCGCCAGGTATCTGCGTCCTGCTTCCATCCGCCTTCCGGACCATATGCTGTCTGGAGCTTCATATACTGAGGATGGGATAGACGCTGCTTGATAGAATACACGAACTCGCGTGCCTTGTACAGGGTCTTCGATACGATGATGATTCGTATGTTCGGATTGAGAGCAATGCGATAAGTCGAATAGTTGACCGTTATAACGGTGGACTTAGCGTGCTCGGGTGGGACATTGATAAGGATACGGTTGCCTTGGGCTGGCTCATACACTATTGACGGGTGTAGCCAGCTCGGTTCGTTTCCCTCTAACAGGTCCACCCAATCTTGATGGTGGGGAAAAATCTTGCTTCCCAGGAACATCTCAGAAAACTGGGCAAACTTGATTTCGTCCTTTGCGATACCCAGGGATTTTATAGAATTTGACTTAGCCTCTTCTTGGGCATCCTCCAGCTTAGTGGCAAAGTTCTTATCGCGCACAAGCCATATCCTGACGGTGTCAGGTTTTAGCCCTACCTGCCTCATTGCATTGGGCACGGAGTGCCCCTCTGCTACTAACGCCAAAACCTTTAGTTTTGCCTCTGCGCTAGCCCTCACATTGGGGTTGGCATTCTTTTTCTGAAAAGTCACAGAACTGTCCCATCTTCAATAGCTAGTATTACAGTTAGAACAGCCAGGCTGTAACAGATAGTTTATACGGTCTGTAACGCAAATCCCGAAAGGATTTGCTACAGTAAAAAATAAAACAGTCTCTATAATCTATTAACCTGTTCAAACAGCCCAAACGAACGATTTGGGGCAAAAGATTTTTTCTAAGTCCTACCAAAATAGGACAAACTGGTACAGATAACAGGGGCACAGGACTGTACGGAAAAATCTTTTTGGGTGTGTACTATATCCAGTTCAGTCCTAATTAAACAGTCTGGGGTCATTTAGACCGCCAGACTGTTTGACTCAGGGCTGACTGCACTATTCTGCGTGGCTGAGTAGAGGCTACTATCTCTGCCAGGCTGAATAGGGCGCTGAGTCCGTTCCGATAACTATAAATGCTGGCTATCTGACCAGCCCAGTGCTAGAGGGACATCTACCGCTAGCCGTGCTGGTGCTGGTGTCGCCATCGGTCTAGCCAACCGGAAGCAACTGGAGGCTTGCCCGCCGACTGGCTGACCTCCTACCGCCATACCGACGCTGGCTTCAGCAAGGGCAGAGCGTAGCGTCCCATTGCGGATTCGCCAGTGGCAGAGTTGCCAACGCGGTCTGGCAAGACCGTTCGGCGCTCGGAAACAATTGGACATCTAGCACCTCACTTTGGGTAGTTGCCGTGAGTGGCAGACGACCCTGCCATACGCCACCCCCTTGTCAACGCCACGCCCCGCTGCGCGGGCGTGTCTTATGACAAGTGGGACCCCGCCGTATGGCAAAGCGCGGGTCTTGCCACTCACAAGAGTGGCAACAACTCCAAAGTGAAAGCAGGTGCTGCAATGTCCAAGAACATTGTTTCCTTCGCAGACGCCGAACTGGCAGGTCTTGCCATCAAGACCGCTAAGAACGGCAACTCTTACGCCACCGGCGTAATGATTATCCGCAATGAAGAAGGACGCTACGAAGCGTCTCTGCCCTTTATCTGCTTCAGCGCAGCCGTCGGTGCACTTCGTGCACTGGCGGTAGTCGAGCAGTCAGCCGACCTAGTCGGCGAAAGCGGCAAGCCTGAGCGCCCAGTTGCAAGCGTTTCCGGTTGGTTCAAGACCGATAAGCGCGGCGACAACTGGAGCACCATCTATCGGCTAGAGTCGGTAGATGTGATTCCTCTTTCAGAGGAATCAACCCTCTAGCAAAGAAGGGCTGGTGTAATAGCCAGCCCTTTTTTGTTATCTCCACTTGTATGTGGTGGAGTAAATTGGCTGAGTCCAGAAAGGTAAGGTGCTATATGAAAGTTAGTAATTATCGAAAGTATCTTGAGTTTCTTACTAGTCTAGGTCGCACCGCCCTGCACCAGGGTGACAGGGCAGTGCTCAATCAAGGAGGCAAAATGATGGTGTGTGGTGAAGATTGTCCGTCGTTTTATGGTGGTTCTTGTGCTTGTGCCAATGATGGTATGTGTGACCATATCTATGATTCTTACTGCCATAGATGTGGTCTTGATTCAGGAGGAGGCAACTAATGAACGGTGTTGAGGTATACTCGCTGACTGACCGACACGATATGGATGTCGAGATATTAGAACTACCGTTTGATACAAGTCCAGTGATGGGCTGCATATATTGTGAACATTTAGATGCTATGTGTCTAGAATGTATGCAAGAGCGTGAGTGGAGAGTCAATAGCTCTGGCCCTTGGGAGCGTGACCACGCTGAGAACCGTGTGCGCTTTGGCTTAGGTACGATTCTATCCCACATCTATGACCCTGGTGAGATAGTTGACCAGTCAGAATGGGTAGGTTCCGTTACTCGTCAGGCAGATGGCGGAATTCGTAAAGAGTTCAAAGACCCTATCGTTGATATCAATGACCGGTTATTTACACAGTCAGATTATCTTGATATCCCAGTTGGTTATGACATATGCGATGACTGCCACTACCAAATAAATCTTCATACCCCTTGTCCAAATTGTATGTAAGTTTTATCATAGGTTAGAAGCGGTTCCCGCTGGCACGATGTGCCCAGCGGGTCACCGCCGGTTTACACAATACACAATAAAAGGAGACAGCAATGAACGAAGTAACACTATCAGGACAAATCAAGAATCTAACCGAGCGTGGTGCTGGTACATACAAGGTAATTACCGGCAACATTACTTTGCGTGGTTCAGATGGACGCTGCATTGTGACAATGCCAGTAGTTATCTCTGACCCACAAGTAAAGGAAAGTTTGCGACAAGTAAACTTTGATGAGCAAGGCGTATCCGAGTATGTCAATGTGAGTGGTCGTTTGAGCACTCGGTTTGATACTCGTCCAAATGTTCCTAACGAACAGCGCCGTGCGCCAATGACTCGTATTGAGATTCATTCCGTCGCGGGTATCTAATACCCTAATCTTGATGGGGCTGGTCCCACCTGCACCAGCCCCATCATTCAATATGTTTGTTCAATACTAGTCTAAGGAGGCGGTTATGTTGACAGGTTATTCAACTCGCAAGTGCCTGCATTGTGGTAAGCCTGGCTATCTCAATGTAGATGAAGATGAGCTATTTGCTTATCTTACAGGCAAGCACGCACAAGAAGCTTTCCCAAATCTTTCTGCTCCATTACGAGAGCAGATTATTTCTGGCACTCATCCAGAATGTTGGGAAGAAATGTTTGCTTTTGCTGAGGAGGACTAATGCTTGGTTATACAACAAGAGATATAATTGATATGCAAACAGCCATCATTGCAGCACAACAACAGTTATCGCCAAACCTCTTGACGACTAACGATATCAAGAAAGAACTAAGCAAGACATTCAATCTATTGCAAGGACTAATGGCAGAAGGGCATATTCAATAATGGCAACGACATATATACCCACGGAATGTATGAAGTGCGGTAGCCAGATAGAAATCAAACGCACAGACTGGTCCGAGTCCAGTGCTTATTGCTATCCTTGTGCTGCGACCAAGTTCTATTCGGCTGATGTCAATGAATAAACCATTCAAAACAACAGGTAAAGGAGACGAAGTGATACTTACATCTGAAGCAACAAATGATTACACGTGGGATGATTATGATTCTATTGTCAAAATTCAATGGAGCATCAAGGTCCGTGCTGCTGGTGAACTACACGCAAGACGGCAGATTGCAGATATAGTAAACAGTATCCTTGAGCAGACCAACTACACGCAAGAAGTCTCGGACGAGTCTATTGAGATTGACCTATACAAATGAAGACATATCGAATGACAATTGAACTCAAGTCAGAGACAGACCCAGCCGACTGGCTATTTACAGACACACTTATTATTGATGAGGAATACAAAGTCATACACATAAAGGAGTTAGGCAATGAACGAGATTCCAATTGAAATCTATGCCCTCAGTCCACTGCAGTCCTGGCTTCTCGTTGCCGGACTTGCTTACCTTACCTATAGGGGAATCAAATGGTTCGTTTCAAACAAACTTTAGCAGTAGTGATGGCCTGGTATCTCAGCTTCTGGTCGCAAATCTTCGGGCACCCATCCGAAAGTTATGCAGCAGCCGTAGCTACATATATGAAAGACGAGAGGTTACGAGAATCCATACCTATTGTGTGGGACAAACACTTGTCCAAAGCATATGCACGACTGTTGATGAAAACTTTGTATCCAGAATGGGACCGCAGCGAGTTCCGTGCATTGGCAAAACTATGGGGCAAGGAGTCTGCCTGGAATCCAAATGCCAAGAACCCAGACAGTTCAGCGTTCGGCATACCACAGTTACTGAACTTGTCACCAGATACCCCAGCCCCGCTCCAAATTGAGCGGGGGCTGGTCTATATCCAGCATCGATACGAGAAGCCATCAGTTGCTTGGGCGCATTGGAGGAACTACGGATGGTATTGACACCAGAAGAGCGAGAGCAACTACGCCAGTTGCAAGAACAAGAGATGGCTATCTGGCAACAGTTGCGAGCTATAACAGAGAGAGTTGCTGACACATACGAGTCAGTATACAAAGCACAAACAAAGGAGATATGATGGCAAGAAACAAAGCTATCAATGTCAAGATAGCAACGACCAAAGTAATCAAAGCTCTAGAGAATAAACTAAAGCAACTAAAGTTAGACAAAGAAAATCAGATAAATAATGAAATGAAATACAATAAAACCTTAGAAAAATATAACAAAGATATTATCAAAATTGCTGCTGCCAATATCAACAAGTGGGAAGATATCAGAATTGTTACTCGCCACGATGGCAAAGTAAATGTCGATATCAATCTACCTTCAACCGTAGTATTGCCAGCACAACCAGAACGAGACTTTGTTATTATCAATCACTGGCAATACAAAGATATGGTAGAAGAGATTGAGAATGCAATTCGTATTCTCAAGATGACAGATGAAGAAGTTGTA